TGTTATGTGCTTTATCATATGCACCAGTTTTATTACCAATTTTTTCTGCCCAGTAATTACCATCTAATATATTCTTTAACATTATAAATGGCCACATTAGAATTTTTAATATTTTCATTACTCTTGACCTTCATCTTTATTCTGTGTATATTTTAAAGCAGTTTTGCCTTTGTTCCGTTTTCCTTGATGGAATACATTTGTTCTTTGCCATGCCATAGCCATTCTAGGGTTACACTTACATTGGTATCTAAATACAGCATCGCACTTTCTACAAAACCTCGAATTAACTCTACCATCCATTATATAAAATTCCTCATGTGTTGCCATGCTTCTCCAGTAAGTAAATCTCTGAAGCTCCAGTGGCATTGTGCTATGTTATTAATCCATTGTTCTCTATCTTTTTTCTGTAGGTTGTTTATGTCAGCTAAGTTAGTATGACATACTTCTGATACTTGACTTGCACTAGGATCTTCCACTATTACTGGAACTCCTTCAATTACACTTGCTACAGCCGGACTACTATTATAAACTATTGTAACCATACTTTTTGCTAAGTCGTGTTCTATACGAGGTTCAAAACTAATACGTACATTAGGTCCGTGAATTTGTTTTGTATATTCAGGAGCCTTTTTATCGCCCGGGTGCGGTCTAACTATAATAGGTCGTTGACTGTATTGTCTAATATCTGCTATTTTACTATTAGCCCACTGAACAACATCTTTACCTTTCATTGACCAACCACCATTACGTTGTAAGCATAACAGAATACATTCGCGTTCATTTATTGACCACGGTTGTAAAGTAACACCTAGGTCTCTTTGAATTTTACGCCACTGACTATCTGTTGAATTACTATTACAATAATTCCCAGTATCATTAAAAACGCCATTAAGACTATATCGTAAATAATGATGTGGTTCGTTAGTTACTGCTTTATATAAAAATAAATTACTATCTGCTGTTATAAATGCTTTATTTCTTGTATTATTTGATATTCCTCTTCTAAGTTGTATATGTGGAACATGGGCACTTCCTTCATGTATAAAGCCTTGCATCATCGCAACATCACATTGTAACAATTCAAACCCATCATAAACTAGACCATTATCACCGCATTCTCTTACTCCTGCAATAAAGTTACGTATAATTTGCTCTTTATGATTATGCTTTAAAGGTTTAGTTCTAGTCCCTGGTGGGATAACTTTTGTGTAACCAACTACTCTCATTTTATTTTACTCCACGCATATCCATTTAACATCTCGTCATACGTAAATTGATTATTAGCAAGGTAACGACAAAGCCATGTTAATTGTTTACGGCCTGGATGTTTTACAAATTCAATCTGGTGTAATTTTGTTTCGCAAATATCTTGAGCACAATTAGGGCCTAATACTATTGCAGGTGTTCCATAAATCATTGCTTCTAATGAAGCAATACTATTAAATGTTACTAAACAATGTACATCATCTTCTAATGCTTGTTCCATAGTTTGTGTAGAAACCCTAGCTTCTCTACTAGGTTTCTTTCTAATTTCAACTGGTCTTTGTGTATGCTTTTTAATTTGCATAACAGTATTTTCAATCCAGATATCTAAATCTAATTCAAAATATTTCATTACTTTTTCACTAGGTGGAACTAAAAGAATTTTCTTTCCAGGTCTAACATCTTTAAACTGTATAGCAAGACGCTTCCATCTTTCACCACTATAATGTTCGGGAGCTTTTATTAATAAATTAGCATCAAGTTTTCTTTGTGCAGTTATATCATCATCACCTGGCTCTTTTTTATTATCTTCTAATCTATCTCTAGCTGGCATATGAAGATTTTGTAATGCATTTTTAACTATTCGATGATAAGTTTTCTTACCATTAGGATTCATTGGGCTTGGATTATTTCCAATATAGCCTGTATCCATAAAGTAAAAATCTCTACCTTCTTCGATACATTTTTTAATAATTTTAGTTTTACCTAATCCTCTTACTAGGATTGGTGTTTTGTCATTCCAGTCTAAATCATCTGCCCTAATATATTTTCCACCTGATCCTAATGCCATTGCCATTACAAAAGAATCAACTAATCCAAATGGTGATTTTTCTTTTTTCTCTACTTTTTTAATTCCGCTATCAACACAAATTAGATTAGGCGCTTTAACATCTTCAAATGCCCGTGTTACTGCATTAACGGCATCCTTAGCATGACCTGTTGCGACTGCGGCAAGTATATGATTAACTAAATCTTTTAATTCAGGTTTCAAATGTCTGGGGTCCCATTCCATTTTTATTTCCCTTGCATTGTTTCTGCAAGTATATCTTTCCAAACTTGATTATACTCACAGTCTCGATAATTTTTAAACCAAGGCCCACCTTCTGTATAATGTAATGCTTTAGGTTTGCCATCTTCTGGTTCTTGATACCAACCAACTAACCAATTCCACTCGTTTGAAATTTTACCTATTTCTTCATCTTCAAGCCATGCAAATCTATGTAAATATTTTCCTGTTGTGTTAGGATTATTAATTAAATCAACTGTAATTTTTTGATTACTTGGATGTCCACAGTTCCATAAGACTACTGAACTCCAATTTTTTCTTGGATATTGTGATTGTACTCGCCCATCCATCTTCATACCCGGTGGAGGATTATGATCGTGTTGTACACACATAACTGCATATTTGTCATCAGCTAGATCAAATAATTTTTGTACATCTTCTAAAAATACAACATCGTCATCACAAAATAATGCCCAACCTTTATAATTCATTAATGCAGGAACAAGGAATCTTGTAAATGTAAATTCAGTTGAACCAAGTTTATCAGGTTCTCTCCAATACAGTTTACGTTGTCGTAAATCTTCTTGTGCTAATGGTTCAACATCAATATTGTTAAATCGTTTAATACTATATTCACATACTTGCCATGGTATGTCACTTCGGGTATCATATCCAATAAACACTTTATTCGCTATTAATTCCCTAAGTTGTGCCTGGTTAGGATTTCTTAATTGTCTTAGTCCTTTTGTACTCATGCATGTTCCTTCCTACACCAGATTGCTGTTTGGTCAATAGTATGTATCTTCATAGTGTCTCCGAAGACGTCATGAAAGGCTTTTTTACTACCTTGCCAACTATTATAGTCATCAATTACACATATACCACCTATTGATAACTTAGGCCAAAGTACTTGTAATTCTTTATATGTACTTTCATACCAATCAGTATCTAGCCGAAGAAGTGCAATATTAGTTGGTACATTTCCCGGATTCTCAAGTGTTTTACATACGTCACCAACAACATACTTGGTTTGATTTTGTGGAATAAATGGATTTATATTTTCTACAACTTCGTGTAATTCTGCTCTACACCACTGATCATAACCATTTTTTGCTTTAGTACTTTGATGTGCAAATCCATAAGAACCATCAGCATTGATTCTATAATCATCTTCAGTTGGTGAAGTCATACCTTCGAATGTATCATACAACCAAAACTGTCTTTTACTTTTTGTATTACCTAACCAAGCACTAATTATTTGTCCGCCTTTATAAACACCACATTCTACTATAGCACCTTCAATTTTTTCTTTGTCTAATTCTTTAATAGTACGAAACGTATGTAAAAGTCTTTCCCCACTTGTCATAGTATAAGGTTTACATACGTTTAGCATGTTCCATTCATCTTCTGTAAACTCTTCTCTACGATCTTCGTTCAATATCATCTTCTACGCACCTATCACCGTATTGTACTTCTAATATATGACACGGTTCTTTTGTTTCATTACAACCTTGATGCCATTGTCTTTTGTGAATTGTAAATGACTGATTTTCTTTGTACCGTCCAAGTTCATCAAAATCGGATGAAATATTTATTGTATTAACTAAACACGTTCCTTTAAGAATATACCAATGTTCTGATCTATCTTGATGGCGTTGCATACTTAAACTTTTACCAGGTTCTATTACCAATTCTTTAACTTTGTATCCTGCTTTGTCGTCTAGTACTCTATACCATCCCCAGTTACGTATTGTTTTAGGATTCTTCCATTCTTCTAATATCCAACTACTAGAATTTTGTTTAACTTCGCCACCAACCCCAAAAACAAAATCTACGTTAGGCCATTCATTCATTTCGGGAATATTGTCTTTAGTTCTATCTCCACCATTTGCAAATATTATTTTTGATCCTATTGATGTTGATGCAATTAATTTAGAAATAGCATTGTTGGCTGTGTCATCTTCGTCATTAAAGTCCATAACCCAGTCAACATTTTTTAAATTTTTTACTATTGCAATACGTTCTTTTAACGGCATAAACGCACGACCTTTTTTACGTACTAACCATGCATCAGAATTAATTCCAACAACTAGTTGGTCGCCTAGTTTTTTAGCCGCTTCAAAATAAGCTATATGGCCCGAGTGAAGTGGATCGAATCCACCGGTTACTAATACAATTGTCATTACAACTGTATTTAATATTATCGGAGAGAAGCTTGTATATAATTGATTATTGTTTCGGGATCAGATACTTCGTATGGATCATCGTCATTACCTGTTTGATTAAATCCAGGTTCAACAAATGCTTGATCAACAATACCGTTAATAACATATAGTGAATAACGCCACGATCGTGGACCAAATCCTAAATGTCGTTTGTTACAACTAACGCCTAATGCTTGAGAAAAGTCGCCATTACCGTCTGAAAGTAATTTAACATTTTTAATACCAAGACTTTCAAACCATGCATTCATAACAAACCCATCATTAACTGAAACACAATATACTTCGTCTACACCTAGACCTTTAAATCTATCATATGCTTCGTCGTATGCTGGTAATTGTTTGGTTGAACATGTTGGTGTAAATGCTCCAGGTAAACCAAATATTACAATTTTTTTCTTAGGGAAAATCTCAGCAGTAGTAATTTTTTGAAAGTCACCCATTACTCTATTAACAAAAGTAACATTAGGTATTCGGTCAAATCTTTCTATTTTTTGAATAGAGCCCGGTAAGGCAGGATGACCTGTTCGTTCGTATTTGTCTTTATATGCCTTAGCATACTCATCAGGAGTAGGTGGTCTTGTAGTTTCGTTTTCAAATGTTTTATCAGTACTACGATGATTACCGCCGTATTGATCTTGGATTTGTTTTCCAACATTAGTGTCAGTTAGTTTCATTTGTATATTTTCCTCCAACGCTGATCATATATGTTCTTGTCGTTTTCTGTTAGTACATATCCGGGATTGTTTGCTAGTTTTATTGCTAAATCCCTTAGTTCTATTCCTTCTTGTGTTAACTCTGCATCTGGTACATCTTTTAATTCATCTAAGTATTTCCAGCTCAAAGTGCCCCCTCCTTATAGTCTTGCGTCTTCCATTCCAGCAACTCGAAGCTTCACTATATTAGTTAGTTGCCATTGCTTTTGGTCTAGAGCTTTTGTGACTCCCAACCATTTATTTCGCATTAGTGCGAATTCGTTAATGATTTTTTCATAATCAACTACATCAGCTTCGCCGTCAACATACTTTTCGACATCACGACTGCTTAATGCTCGTTGATAATTTTCCAAATATTTTTTAAAAAATGAACTCCTTAAACGCCGTAATTCAATATTTAAGTATTCTAGTATTGCTTCAAGCTCTTGAAGTTGATTAAAACGTTGTTCAACTAAACCAGGCATTTCAGCCGCGGCTTTTTCAACACTACCTTTAATCCGTATTTCAGCTTTTGCTTCTTCAAGCTCATGTTCAAAATACCCAATTGCGGCAGGTATCTTACTAATATCTTTAGCAACATCTGAATACCAGCCCATTAATAATCCTCGTCGTCGCTATCGTCATCATAATCTTGTTCTTCATCTTCAAGATAATAAGAAATAGCTTTATCTAGGTCATTGTCAGAACCCAACGCATCTCGAAATGCTTCATCAGAACACCCAAAATCTGCACATAAATCAACAAACCGTTCTGCAACGGTTTCCATGCTTTTTTTATCAACATATTCTTTAAAGCATTGCCAAATTTCGCTGACATGCGATCCACTTTCGATCATATAATCCTTACTCCTTTATGTTAGTAGTATCTTCAACTTCAGGTTCTTCTGCTTGAAAAGAATCGAAGTTATTCATAATTATGTCTAACTTCTCTCCTGACCAGTCTTTTCGATATTCAAGAGTTTCCTTTCCTGTCGAATCAGTGTATTTAAGTCGATTGCCTTGCTGTACTAGTAGGCCTTTCTTCTCAAATAAATCTACTAACCCCGAGTATGGGTCCATGCCTGTATCATATGGTATTTTAACTTGCACACCTTCAAAAGGTTTTGCATAACGTGTTTTCATAACTTTACAAGCGGCTCTAATGCCTCTTACATCAGTTACTTTTTTACCATCTAAATCTTCTTTAAGTTTTAGTTTTTTCATTGCAACTACAATACTAGATGCATAGATAAATCCTTGACCTCCACTAATCTTATCGTCGGGATCAAACATATCTTGTGATGCGTAAGTATGATTAGTACATACTAGTCCTACGTTATGTGAACCAATCATATTAACTGTATTACGTACTAATGAAGTAAGTGCTTTAGGTTTACGACCCATATCACCCTTCATATCACCCTTATTAAACTGATCTACATCAGTTGGTGTTAGTAACATACCCAGACTGTCAATAACAAACAACACTTTAGGTCGGTCTACGTCTGCCATTTCTCTATATTCAGACATAAATGTACTAATAGTTTTAGCAACATCGTCGATCATTGACATGTTAAGTTTTAGGATTTTCTTTTCGTCTGTGTCTACTGAAAGTGCTTGTAACCATTTTTCATCTAATGCATTTTCACTATCAATTAGTACAACAAAGATCCCTTGATCTTGTGCCGCTTTAACAATGTTACCTGCACAAATATATGATTTACCTGCACCTGATTCTCCAGCAAATACAGTAACTTTGCCTAAAGGAACACCTTTATTAAAGTCACCACTTACTAGATAATTGAGTGCATAATTACCTGTACTAATCCAATCTGTTGGATCATTAAAGCCTGAGCTCATACCTGTAATAGATTTTGTTAAGTTTTTACGAAACTTAGAAACGTCAAATGCTCTATTGGTCATAATTTCTCCTTTATCCAATTATTATAAGGGTGACTGTTTCCAGCCACCCTATATAACATAGTTCTTAGTTGGTTTGACGTGAACGGATCATCTTTAAGATGTCTTCCGCTTTATTATTATCCGCCGCCGGTGCTACTTCTTCAGCAACTGCTTCAGTAGTAGTAGCTGGTGCTACTGCTTCTGGAGTTGGAGTTACTGGAGTTGGATTTGGAGTTGGACTTGGTGTACTTGCTTTAACAGGATCTCCTGTACGAGCTGACATTCCCGCTGGGCGGAAATAGTTACCAAATTTTTCCATATCATATGCTTCACCATCAACTGATGCTTCAAACATATCTTTAATAGCTTTAACTTCTACTTCGCCTGGTTTCTTAGGCAAGTAATCGTTTAATGTAAACAAGCCATGATCTTCTACAGCTTTATACTCATCTTCATTTAATGGACGCTCTCTGCGTGACCAAGATGAAGTTGAATAGTCTGCATAACCACCTTTAGAAGTTTTAGAAATTCTAAAGTCTACACCTGCGGTATAGTCGGTTGGCATTTCCTGCATATCAGGATCCATTAATGCACCCTTAATGATTTGGAAAATTTGAGGTCCAATAATAAAACGTCTAACTGGATTTTCTGGAGTGGTATCCTCGCTAAGAGGGTTATCAGTTACAAAGCCCTGAAATACATATGAACGTTTCTTCCAATACTTACGTCCCATATCTTCTAGGTTTTTATCTTTGAACCAACCACGTACTTCTGAAAGTACAGGGCATGTTTCGCCATACATTTCCATACATGGAACTTGTACTTGTACAGGTCGTGAATCGGTTTGATTCTTAACTCCTGCAAAAGGTAGTTTAATCATCAATCGTTCTTTCCAGAAGAAAGTATTACTTTCATCTCCGTCTGGTAAGAAACGAAGCGTTGCTGACTCACCTTCTTTTAAATTCCAAAATGGGTAAATTGCGTTGTCGCCGCCGCCGGAACCGCCTGAAGAGCGATTTTCTTGTTCTTTCAATTTTGCACGAATTTCTGCTAGTGTTGCCATAATTATAGCCTCCTTTAAGTTGTTATAAGCCTTCGTTGCTTGTGCCTTTAATAGTAGCACATAATATATATGTTACTATCTTTTACTTAGTAAGTCAAGTTCTTATTTGCCGAAAAAGTGGTTTTTACTGGGGTATACCAGCCAAATGTTTCACACGAGACATTTCGTCGTCTTGATTGTGAAATAATTTGTCAATCATTCTTTCTGCATAAGGAATACTCTTCTCACCAAATTCTTTTTCTACAGATGTTAAAACTGCCGTTTCGCCTTTTGGAAATCTATTAGTAGTATAATCATAATAGCTTTTGATTAGTTCTTCTAGTCTTTCCGATGGTTTCTTTCCGTCATCTTTTTTGTCATCACGTTCTTTGCCTTTTGCCTTTACAATTTTTTTAAGTATCTCAGGATCAAAATATTGGCCTTTGTCTGGATGATCTAGTGGTGCCGCCTCTGCAGGTACTTCTGCGTCTGCAGGTACTTCTGTGTCTGCTGTATGGTCTGCATCGTCTGGGCTACCTAATTGTATTTGATCCATAACCTCTGGTGCTTTAGCTTCTATCCATTTCATTACAAGTGGTGTTACGTTAATGTCGGAATCTTTTTGTCCAATTTTACGGAACATTTCTTGTAATTTTGGATCATCAATAATGCCTGCTAAACTTGAAATAGCATTTGCACCGTTAACACCTGCTGGAAAATGATCAGCAACCAATTCGTTAATTTTACTAATTGCTTGGCTCTTAGTTTCTTCATCACCATCTAATAATGAATTTTCAGCTTCACCAACAATATAAGAAATAGCTTTTTCATATTCTGCTACTGGATCAAATGCTTGTGGTTCTAATTCTTCACTAGTACCATACTCACTTTCGATATCGTCGACCATTCGATTGTAAATTTCTTCATGGTCATCATCTGGATGTAACCCATGCTCAACTGAAACGTCGTCGTACATATCTTGTATTGCTTTTTCAATCTCAGGACCATGTTTTCCTCTTTGGCCTTGATCTATTAATTCATAAGGATCATTGTCATTTGCAATTTTAGTTAAGAACTCATCAACATTCGATCCGTGACCTTCTTGTGCTTTATATAATCTATGTCCAGGATCTCTTTCATTATCTCTAGTAGCCATTCTTTTGTTAGCGTCTATAGTCATATCTTTCATTATATCAGCCGCGTCGTCTTTAATTGGCCATGAGTTAAGTCCGTCATCAAAATCATGAGAACTTAAACGAGCTTTATTAAATCCTTCATCTCTCATGTCACCTGTAACTGACTTAGGATCAACTCTTACATTGTCACCATCGACATGAGCTGTATAATGTAAGTCAGCCCAAGATTCTTCACCATCGTCGCCAACTACTTCCCACTCAATTGAGCCTTCGATATCGTTTTGATCTGTTTTTTCAGATAATAAGTCTTCTGGCCCAAGTTCTTCAACTTTTTTAGAATCATTAATAAGTTTATAAACATACGGAAATACACTTTTTAGTTCTTCATTAAATGATCTAATAGTTAATTCATCAATCCAACTGTTACTAACTTCTTCTGGAACATCTTCTAATACTTCTTGTTTATAATTCTCAATAGCATTTTTATAATATGCTTCACGTTGTAATTTTAAACATTCTTTTTTAACAGTCTCTAATCGTTCGTTAACAGCATTAACATAACCTTTTAAGCCTTCTGCCATTACTGCACTACGATTCATATAAGTTTTAAATTGACGTAATTTAGAAAGTTCTTCGCTGAGTGATACGATATGTTTTCCAAATTCATCATAAAGATGTCCGCCTTCACTTACATGACGTGCTAAGGCTCTTGCACCGTTTAAATGTCTAAACGGATATTTAAATCTTTCACCGTTGTCGCTTTCAATATAAATGCTATGAACGTGTTGTGTTCTCGATCCAGCAACTTCTGGATTAACTGCTTGTGTATGTTTAAGTACTAAACGAGCTTTGTCGACATCTTCATAGCTTGTTCGACTCGTTCCGTACATTGTAGATTCACTCATTGTTTTGTCTCCGGAGCTATTTTTAGTTAAGTGTGCATAATCTCGTTTATCAAGATTTGACTTTGTAATATCACGTATATCAAAATTCATCATATTTTTCTTAGAAAATACTCTTAATTCTTTTAAGAAATTATACCAGTTTTCTTTAACGTGATCTGATTGATCAGTTATAAAAGAATCATTATAAGTTACTATTACACCGTCTTGTTCGTTAATAGCAATACTTACTTTGCCTAGTATTTTTTCGCCTTCTTTAAAATCAAAGTCATAATAACGAGCTGTTTTTGGATCGTCAGTAACTACTCCATCTGCATCACCTATTGTAACTGATGGAAATCGACCTCTAATTTTAGCAAATAAATTTTCTGATATTTTATCCATTGTACTCATATTGTTATTTATCTGTATTGCGTCGTAACCATAATAGGCATTGGCGGTACAAAGTCCTCTGGGTTTTCGTCATCAGCTTGATTAAAGGTATCATATACCCTTGGATCCCATGCTTTTAGTACTGTAATCATTCGCATTGTTAATATAGAAGCCATTACTAAGTCATCAGTTTCACCAGGCTTTGCTTTAAAGCCAGACCCAGCCGCAACAAACCCTTTAAGCTCAGTAATTAATGGTTTACTGTTTATTTTCATTCTATCGTTTTCGATCATTGTTTTGAGTTTAGCACAAGCACTTACTTTTGATATGTGTGTAGTATTAAATCCTTTGCGGAATTTACGTATATGTCCTTTTTTCATCGGCTCACTAACAAACATACCTGGTATATTTTCTTCACCAAAATCATTAATAACAATAAGGGCGGCTTCACCTATAGCATTATTTTCTACACTCCAGTAAATATTTTGTCCTGTTGTATTTCCAACATCTTTAATATAGTTACATATATCTTTCATAATTCTAATTTGTGCAGGAATTGGAGTTGTATTATGACGCCATTCTGCAATTTGTATATATGTAGGTAATTCAATAACTTGAATTGCTGAATAATCACCTCCAGTACCCATTGCTGGATCTAAAGCAACTACATACGTTTTATCTCCTGATGGTTTTCCGTACCAACGAGTTTGACCCATATTAAGTACAGGATCTACTCCCTCTAATGTTGATAATTTAATTGAATTAATTAATGTTTCATCATAAACTAAGAATTCACAACCGTACTCTCGTCTAAATCTTTCCTCGCCAATACGCCCTACTTCTGCTTTTGCCCAGTCATCGTCTCTATCTGGATGAGCGTCCCACGGTGCAGTATATCCATGAAATCCATTAATTCCAACTTCGTTTTCATTACCGTTGTCGTCAAATTTATTTTGTGATTCTTTCCATATAATTGCAAAAGTATCTTCGTCTGAGTTTGGTGTTGATGTAATAATTGCACGACCACCTGTTGCTAGTGTGGGTGACATTGAAGTCCAAAACTCATCAGCAATACTTGGATTAACAAAAGCAAACTCATCACAGTATAGTAATGATATAGACATACCTCTACCAGTATTACCTGTAGTAGTAGCACTTACTAATCTACTACCGTTTTCAAATTCCATTGACCCTTTGTTATAATTTGTTACTCCAGCACGAATAAAGTCTGGACATAATTCATATCCATAACGAACACGTTGCATAATTTCTTGAGCACCAGCAAACTTATGTGCGGCAATTAATATTGTTTGATCAGGATGGAACATAGCATACCATAAAAGATATGCAGACGCACAAGTAGTTTTACCACTTTGACGCGGTAACATATTAACATTGAATCGATGGTTATGGTAAGCACTTAATAGTTCTTCTTGATATTTAAAAGGTTTGAATAACATTTTACCTTCAACAGGATGTTGAATATACATGAAATTTTGTGCAAAGTGTAAATAACCTGAATCAGGATCCATACAGGCTTTTAAGTGCTTTATTTCTGCTTCGCCGAACTTTTCACGTAAGTGAGCTTTTTTAGTTAATACGCCGTCTAAACTTTTTACCATACTAGTATTTATTGGCAAAAATAGGACCCGAAGGTCCTATTTGAGTTTAAAATATTTGGGAGGAAATATTGTGTTTGTAATTATGTTAGTGTAATACCTGTTACAGCCGCTACAGTAGTACCACGTAAGTCTACGTTGTTTACCCCTGCACCATCTGTTCCGTCACCTAAGTTACGTAATCTTGCTTGAATATCCGCGGCTGAAAGTGATGGATCTGTAATCATATAAATGATTCCTGTTGCCGCATCAACTAATTGATACATTAACGGGCTAACTTCTTTAATAATTAGTTCGCCTGCTTCATTAACTGCATCGTCTTCTGCTCGCAAATCAATTGCCGCCGCTGAATTATTTTTTGCAGTAACTAACCACCCTTTGGCATTATGTTGATACAATGTTCCAACTGTTACACCTAGTCCGTTTACTCTTGTAAAGCCTACCATTATTTTTTCCCTTTATCTTTTGCCGCTTTAACATCTTTAACATCTACTTTTAATGCTTTTGCAATCTCTTCATCTGAATCACCATCTTGTGTCATTGTGTCAATGTCTTTCACTTTACCTTCTTTAACTTTTTTATCTTTAATAGCTTTTTTCATTGGCTCTTTTTTATCGCCATCTTTGTCCATATCAAGAAAGTCTGGTTTTGCTTTCTTTTCTTCTAACGCTTTCCAAAGTTCTTCTTTAATTGAACCTTCTAAACGAGTTAGTTCAGCTCTAATTGACATTGGATTATCGCCACCTGCTACTTTTGGATAAGATTTTTTAGGTCCGTTTAATCCACCTGATAAATCTTTAGTCATAAGTTTTGTATCACCATATTTTTCATCTGGTGCATTAGCGTAATCTGTTCCTTCATCACCGTCATCATCTTTTTTATCATCGCCATCATCTTTATCACCAATGCCAGCAAGTTTTATAATATCCATGCCTTTATCTGATGGTCCATCATCTGGTTCACCACATGGTGAATCACCTGGAGGTGGTCCCATATCCATTGGAGGCATGCTTGGTGGCATGTCCATTGGACCATGATCGTGATCGTCTGGTTTTGGTAAATCAACTATGTTTCTAAATTTTTCAATATCCATTCTTGGATTTGGATCACTAATTTCGCCTGCCGGGCCTGCATCTTTTAGTCCCGCATTCTGCATCATTTTTAAAAGTACTCCAACGTCATCAGCAGTATCGCCTGACATTGAAATATTCATTGATGCTTGTTCATTCAAGCTATCAATTTTTTTGTATATGTCATTTAACTTCATTATTTGCTCCCTATAGGACTAGTTGTTCCTTGATCACCCATATCATGTTTTTGTTCTGTATCACTTATGCCATCTGGAACTTGTTTATTTTCACGTTCTGAACGAACTTTTTCAAGTTCCTTCAATAAAGCCATTACTCTACCGTCGCCACTTGTGACTTCTGGATTTGGAATAGCTGATTCCATTTCAGAACCTAAGTTAGCAGTATAAACTTTGTCATACTGTTCTCTATCTTGGTATTCTTCTTGTGGCTCACCTTCACCTCGTACAATAACATGAGATTCACTAATGCCACACGCTATTGCAACATATTGTTGTAATACTTGTGGAGTAGTTGGATAAGTTAGTTCAACGTCATAGTAGTGAACATGTGTATTTTGTAATTGTGGAAAATCTAAAGGTCGTTCGGTAATAGGTGTTCTTTTACCAGCTGACATATTTGAAACTTTAAACTTCTGTAAT